CGCAAGCCGTTCTTCTAACTTGCCAACTAAAGCTTGCTGTTTTTTACTTATTCCAGGTTTTGCTTTATCTGTTTGAATATCTGTAATCTTTGCTTCAGTTTCTTCTATTTTTGTTTTGAGATTGCTAACAGTAGTTTCAACATCTTTTTGACTTTTCCAAAGATTTAACTCCAGCGCACGCTTTTCAAATCCCTCAAAAAACTCTCTGAGTATTGTAAAACTTTGTTTATCTACATCTGACAAACTGCTGTATCTATTAGGCACGTTCCAATCTTCACCAAACTCAATATAACGTTTAGCTAAATCGTCAAACCATTGTTCAAAACTTGGTTTTGTAGACCAGAATCTATGTGTATATAATGCACTGGCATCATTGCCTAGCACAACAGAAGATCTATCAACTAAAACTTCTTTGTCATACAAAATACGCAACTCTCGCAACATTGCCTCACCTTTTGCTTGGTGAACAGGAACACGTTGCATAATTGATTGATAGCCTTTGCCAGCCATGTTTCTGATTGTAGCCATTGCCGCATTGCCATTAATTGTAGTGTAAATACGTTTTACAGCTTCTGGTATTTTATCATTCAACAAAATGCGTTTTGCTGGTGTAGACAATGCTCTGTAAAGAATATTTTTTGTTGCGGCTGTTTTCTTCAAACCTTCCCCAGCAATAGTTCTTTCATAAGCTAAATTGTTTATACGATCTACATAACTAACGTCAGATTCGCCAGCTATTCGTTTTACTTGTGATCGAACAATTTCTTTGTGAACCAAAAAATCTTTATATTCTCTGCGACTTTTTATATCACCTAAATTAAATGCTTTTGCACCAGGCACTTCTGGTTGTGTCCAAACACCTGCATCATATTCAGCGTCTGCAATATCTTCGTTTATTTCAATTTGGTCTTTTTCAACTACTACTGCTTTTGCGCGTGATTTTTGTGGTAATTCACCATTTCTTCGTTTTCGCTCTATTCTAATAGCATTAATATCTAAGACTGCATTTAATTGTGTACCAGATCCAAAATCACCTGCTTCCTTTCCTTTTTCAAGATTATTAATTGCAGATGCTTCAGCCGCATCTAAATCTTCAATATCTCGAACTAAGCGACCCTGCATTCCAAACCCAGCACTTTGCAATGTATAGTCTGGATTTTTTACATTAACTTCAACAACATTAGCTGATTGACCAACAATGACTTGATTGCCTTCTTGATCTCTAACAAGAATAGTCCCACTGTCTGATCTATCTATTACTGTTGCTTCAAACTCATTGCCTGCCGCATCAAACACAATAACTGTATCGCCTCTTGTATCCGATGTTTGAGTTGTTCTTGGTGTTCCACCATCACGAACATAAGAAACCGTATAGCCTTCAACGTCTCCAACAAAATCACCACGATCTGTTTGCATATCTTTAGTTCTATTTAACGCATCATCTGTATGCACTTTCATATTCTTATAAATAGATGGTATAGAGCCAAACAAACTACCGAGTGCCGTAGATGCGGCTAATGTCATGCCAACTTCTGCTTTAGTAGCATTAGGATCAAATGGAGCGCGTGTAGCCTCGCCAGCAACACCAGCCGCAAAACCACCCTTTGCCGATGCAGTAGCCGCTTGACGTACTGTCATGCCACCTCTTGCAAGCAACCCCAACTGACCAGCAACAGGTAACGCAAAGGCTATATTTATTGGATCAACAACAGCAGATATCAACTGAGATGGATAATACCAAGATGTATCCCTTAACTCATTGCGTATTCTAAGTGAGTTATTTATTTGACCCTTAATATGTCGAGCATGTTCTTTATTTTTTGCCCGATACAAATCTTCTGCGTATAACTCATAGCCCTCAAGATCATCTCGGTAGTCATAGTTTGAGTCACGTTCACTATTATCAAACTGTAAAAACTCACTAGTACGAGATACTAATGGTGAATACTGATAAGCATAAGCATTAGATAGGTTTTCAAAAAATCCACGATCTCGTAAGTCATCTAATCCAAAGTCAGGTTTTGGTGTTTCAAATGCCATGTTATCGCTTCAATGCTATAGCTGGGGTAATAAGTGTACTTCTTTCTATTCTTGCTTCTTGCACTCTTAATGCTTTTTCCATTTCTTCTTCATTCATACGCATGCGTTTTTGCAATACTGTTTCTGCTTCTATAGCTGTTGTATCCACAGTAATAAAACCACCTGTTATATTTCTTAATGGCTGCCCTTGTTCATTAACAAAAACCCATCGTCCATATTCTCTGGTATTCATTGGATCAGGTCTTAAAAATGCAGTTGTTCCCATTTCATAACGAACAGCATTATTGGTTTCTTTACTTAATTTGTTCATTATATTTACTGACGCTCCCTTAAATTTTTGCAAGGGTATGCCATCATAGTAAGAATTAGGCATGTATGCCTGTTCTTTGTACCCACCACTAGGCACATACGCATGTTCATATTGTTTATAATAAGTGTTATAGATTTTATTTAATGCGCTATCTGCTGTCGCTATTGGAACAGCACCTGCTAATCGTGCATACACACCAGCAAATCTTTCAACAAACTCAGGGTTGTATTTATCCTGTCTTATTAACGCATCTCTAGCCAAGTTAATTGATGTTGTGCCAGTATAATCTTGACGTTCAGTAAAGTACCCAGCTTCTGCAAACTTTCGCCCTAATACATCTCGCTCTTGTATGTTACCACTCAGCCTATTAATTGCTTCTAATTGTGACTCAGGGTTGTCATAAGAACTTTTAATACCATCAACAGCTAAAACAAATGCCATTGTTTCTGGATCTAAACCCTTGTCAGTGCTTGTAACTTTATCACCAGTTAAATCAAACACTGCATTTTTTGTTACATCTACTAATTTAAAAAGAGAATCTAAATCATTTATGTTTCCAGGATCGCTTTGGCGTGCTTTTAAAGTATTAATTAATGAAAATGGCAATACATGACTGCCTTCCAACTCATCCGCAACATCTGGATTACTTTGTGCGGCAGACACTAATGCCATTGGATTACCTGTTTCTATTCCAAATTTTTCTTTTAAACTTAGTTCTGCTGCTTTTTGATGTTTTACACCAAATCCAAACGGTTCAGTATTTCGTAGAGACTCTTGTTGTTGAGCAAAATTGTCTGCGTTTCTTAGTTTGCCATCTGTATTACTTAAAGCCCGAGCTACTTCTTCTCGTTTTTGTGTACTGTTTAATACACCATCAAATGAAACCAATGCTTGTAACTCAGGCATAAATGCAAGAGTTTTATCCAACTTACCTGTTTGCAGTTCAGCAATTGCAATTTGACGTTGAACAGGAGTTAAACCAGGAAACCCTGCCGCTATTATTGTTGCTTTACCTATAGTAACTTCTACTTGTTTTTTAAGATTTACAACTCCTTCAGCTTGTATCTGATAATTTTGCGGAAGCTCCGAAATTAATACTTGAAGACTTTCAATGTCTTCCTGTGCAGTTGGGTCATTATTTAAAATTTTTGTTTCAATTAAACTGCGTTGTTCTTGAATATCCCTTTGCACCCTTACAAGAGCGTTTGTGTCTGCAATCGTTGATAAATTTTTTCGTATATCATTTATATGCTGAGACTGTAGCTGAACCGCCATGTCTGAAAAGTCTTGTGCATATGCCGCACCACCAGATGCTGATATTTTTGCTTTTGTTTGCTGTACAAAATTAGATACATCACTAGAAAATGCTTCTTCATTATTTTTATGTTTAGTGCGCGATTGAACCATATATTCTCTCAATCGAACTTCACTATCTACTTTATATCTACTTTGTAAAATCCTATCTATTTGATTTCTAGTTCTACCACTTATATAAGATGGCATTTCATACTTAGAATATTCACCATCTTCTTGTCTAATTGGAATTTGTTGCGCCCAATCACTAAACTTACGTTCTTCAAAACTTTGCTGTAACTCTTGCCCCGCTTGCATAATTTGAGATGCAGTATTAAATGTAGCATTAGATAGCGTGCGTGATGCATTAGCTATTTGTTGTGCGGCTCTTGCTTCACCTGCATCTGTCTTAGCAACACCAACAGGTGTGTTAATAAAAGAACGTTTTGGTGGTACTTTTATTTCAGCCATCTTTAATCATCTCTAAATGAAGTTCTAAACAAAGATGCGGCAGTACCTAATGCTTGTGCATACACTTCACGCTTACCAATTTTTGCTTGCTCTAATGCAGATTCAGCTGAAACAATACCAGCACGAGACATTGTTTCTGCTTCCGTCAATCGTTTTGCTTTTTCTCTTGTAGCTTGCAATGTAATTCGTGAGCTAGTTTCTGCCGCATCTGCGGTAACACGACTAGTTAAAGCATCCAGTGTATTGTCCGACATATTCATATATCCAGCAGTAGCACCTGCAACAGCCATCCAATCACTTAATTCTCGTACTACGTCTTGGTGTCTTTGATCTGCTTCTAACTTAATATCTGGAATAGAATCTCGTAGTTGTTGTGCTGTCTTTGCGGCTT